CTTCGGCTTTTAATTTCTTATTGGCATATTTCAGTAAAGCATCAAGTTTATCACCATTAAGACCCCAGCCAGCCGCATTATCATGTCCAGCTGTATAAGTAATTAGACCGCTTTCTTCAAGGAACTTTTTGAAGCTTGGTAGTCCAGCAAAATTACCACTGCTACGAATACTACCTTGAATTTCATTATCATTATTCCTGCGTCCAATCATAACTGGTTTATGATATTTATTAACAATGCTCATAGCAATTAGACCAGTTAGCTCTTGTTGTATATTATCAGAAGCATCAAGTTCTACTATAATAATGTTATTATCATCTAATCCATCTTTTTGGATTTTGAAATCAATAACGCTTAATGCTTGCTCTTTTAGGCGGTCTTGCCTTGCTTTCGCGTTCTTACCAACACGTGCGGTTTGCTCTGCGGCATATTCAATATCGCCAGGGCGAGCGCCACGCTTTGTACTCTGCATAGGCTTATTTGGCTCGACAAAACAATAGAACATTGTTTCTTTTTCTTGAATAGAACCTACCCGTGTAATGGCATTAATAAGAGGGGCGATATAAAATGCGATATCTACTGGACTTAATCCCTCATATGGAGATACAGCCTTTTCTTTTAGCGAATAGGATTGCGCTTCAATTAGTGTGCGGAATCCTTCATTATGAATGTTCTTTAGCCCTTCCATCATAATATAATTGGTTTCAATGTCAGTACGATCCATGACGTCTGCGATTTCTCCCAGCGCCGCGAGATCAATGTAATTATGCGCCAACTTGATTCCTAGTTTATCATCAAGCACTTCACAGAATTTATAAACAACGCCAGCACCGCATAGTGATTTATTCTCATAGTCTGGAGATAACTGATTGTTTACAACTATTGTATTTGGTAAATCAGAAATAACTGGATTACCATGCTCGTCATATAGCTGTTCGTGATGGTCGAGAACAATTACGTCCATACCCATTTCTCCAAGTCTCCGATGCTCTTCTACATCGTATGAACCGGCATCTGGTACCATAACTAAATCCCATTTAGCTTCATCGGTAATCCAATCTACTTTGTCATCAAGGCCGTGTTGTTTGTGTTCATGCACTGTAAAATCCATTTCTGTATCTGGGAAAGTGTGTTTAATATACAGCCACAAAATACTAGAACTGGTGAAGCCATCAGCATCGCAGTCTACAACGAATAGAATTTTACTGCCCCTACGCAGGTGATATAGCAATGCTTCTGCGGCGGCTTCGACATTTCTCAAGTTATAAGGATTTAGCTCACATGTTTCTGCAGTAGGGTTCATAAAGTGTTCGATGTCTTTAACACCCCTATTTTGCAAAATTTCTTTTAAAGCCTTATCTGGATTTGTGCTATATTCTTTTCTTAACTTATACTTCATAGATATCCCTCTTCTTTACTTTCTAATTCTTCTTGTCTTAATTGTTCTTTTACCCATTGGATTATCTTATCTTCAGGCTCATTAAAGCATATGATTCTTACTGCTCCAATCATAGCATAATAATCTTCTTTATTAATCTTATTTTCTTTATAAAGTTTTTCTATGCCCATAAGATATTCTACTCCGGATTCATTGGTAAATTCCATATTATCTCACTCTTATCCTATGTTTATATAATTCTTCAAATATTTCTTTACCCCTATCAAATGGACTATCTTTATATCCCAAAAGATTATCCATATCCCATATATAATAAAAAGTAGCTTGCCCCTTGTACTTCTTACACATATTTTCAATTTTAGTACGATATTCTCTCGCTTCATTTGAGCGCCAATCTTCATACTCTTTATCAAAAGCAATTGTAATTTCATTTGCGCCCAATACATTAGTAAGCAAACTAACTTGAAATTTATTTAAGTTAGAACCACAGCACGCTACAGTATTGCTCAAGTCTCCATAATATCCATCATCCAGCAATACTGACTTTTCTCCTTCGGCAATAATCGCGCTTCTGCGTTTTCTAATCGCATTCTGGTGTTCATATATTCCATACAGATTAAAGTGAAGTGGATGGGCGTATAGTGTATCTCCTATTTGAACTGGCCTATATTTTCCGCATTCTTCAACTTCTTCTTTATTCAATGCTCGCGCGCGGATTCCGACCAACTTTCCATTAATATCAAAATGAGGAATAGTAATTTTATTTTCTCTATTCCAAAATCCAATATTAAACTTATCCATTACTGCTGGGAGAATCCCATCTTTTAACCATAGAGGATGATGGTATGGTAAAAAGTAAGATAACATAGCTTTAGGATACTCTGTTAAACTTGGAATAGCGGAGTCAAATTTATAACGTTCAAAATCTATATCAGACTTATATTTTTTTCTATCTGATATGCTAATATGCTTAATACATTTCTTAACGTAATCAACCGCTTCATTGAAATCTACTTTGTGGTAATTAATACGCATAAATTTTTGATACAGAGTAAATATCGACATTGCTTCATTACACTCTGTATAACATTTAAATATATGGTTATTTTGATACCAATATAATTTCATTGATTCTGCTTCATCCAACGGGTTGTGGCAGATAGTAGGACAAATTAAATATCCTTTATCTTCATAAATTGCGATTTGTTCTACTCCTAAACTTTCGAGGAATACACGCACATCATCTAGAGTAATAGAATTGATGATATCTTGTATTGTAATATCAAGTAACTCTAATTCGGGGTCCGTTGCTTGTAATGATGCTACCATTTTAACCTTCTTCCTAAATTTCAATCACACGCTCACTCGCACTTGAGAATAAATCTAATGGTTCACTTATTGGCTGATTTACCGCGTTTGTTATAAATAAGTCCTTTCTCGCGCCAGTTCCTAGATGAATACTACACCATATACGAATCATTTTATAGCGGCCACGCCTCATCTTATATATATCTAATACATGAGTGGGTGGGTTATCTATAATACTTCCATCTATTGTACCGGCCCTAGCCGCTTGTCTTAAAGTTGGAACAATTGTTTGCCATCCCTTTTCAGATACTCTGGTCATTACATATCCCATATCTGCTTTATCAGCTATTGCTTTCGCACCTCGAATACTTTTCTCGTCTTTAAAATTCATTTCATCATCGCCCATCGCCGAAGCATTTACCTGCGTGGCCGAGAAAATAAACAAACCATAATCTTTTGCTAACTGTTTTAACTGGTTTGCCATCATCATCAGGATAACATCTTCGCGCAAGTTATTTCTTGAGAACTGACTAATCATACTTGCTGTTGAATGTATATAGTCAAAGAATACATATCTTACATCATCGACGGTCGCATACTTACGAATGGTCGCTTCTATATTTTGAAGATTTGGATCACTTATTTCTTCTATTAAGAAGTAACCCGCATACTCTTCAATTATTTTTGCGGCTTGTTTCACCCTTGTCAGTTCTCCCATCTCATAACCGCCTGTTAATATATGATCCTCATCAACACCCGACAAATATGCTAACATAATTGTCTGAAGTTCTTCTTTATCCATTTCTGTTACAATAAACAGAACTTTTCTTGGTAGTCGAGGTTCTCCATTCGCCTGTATTTCTTCAATGAAAGCTTTTTTCTCATGTGACCAACGCTTCGGATAAGCGATATGACAAGCATCAAATATACTTGTACGAGATTTACCAGCACTCGTGCTTGCGCTTTTTAAGAAGAAACATCCTTCTCTCGCGCCCCTACATACTGAACTAAACATTTTACCTTCCAGACTTGGCCCGATACTTGGAGACTTACGCAAATCTTCAATCAATGTAGTCAGACCTTCTGCGGGGTCTCCTTGCGCTTTTCCGCCATTCAAGAAATCATTTCTAATTTCATTATAATCTTTCTCAATGTTATTTAAAATATCCTCTAACGATGCTTGCTCTAATCTTTCAATAATTTCCGCTTCTAGATGCGGATCTTTCACGTCTTTATCTGCTATATAATAATGACTAATATCATAATGTGCTTTTTGTAATCTTCTTAATAATGAATACTTTTTTAATCTCTTATAATATAATTCAAAGTTGCCTAATTGGGCGTACTCATAAGAGTTTTTTAAAAAGTCAAGGCCACCTTCGGCCTTATATACTTGTGCGGCTGCCGCACCACTTCTCTCAATCTCTTGGTCTACCTCTAGTGGTGACAGTACTGTTGCGCCCGCCTCATATAATTTTTTAATCGCAAAAAGACATACTTTCGCTGGCTTAAAATCAAAATCCTGCGGCTGTATGTCTGGATACTCCAAAAACAATAGAGGTTTATACATTAAGCAACCGATAACTTGGCGATAAGCCATAGAATCGGATAGCGTCATATAATTCCTCCTTTACTTATTCTAGAAGTGCATCATCTAGATTTATTTCTTCTTTCTTCTTCACATTTTCCCTTATAGGAACAATATACTCTTTGGTTTCTGTTGTAGCAATCGCTGCGGCAATACTACTTGCTTGTGCTTTCTGATGGGCACGCCAGGACTTCATCTTATCCATCGTCTTAGGATTAACTAATCCCAAAGACTCTTTTAACATTTTTGCGTGTTCTACATTATAAATATATTCAAGACAATCTACAATAGCATCATCTGTATATCCATATGTATCACGCAATCTTTTTCTTTGCGTCCAGATGAGTGGCCCTGGCATCTTAATACCAAAAATCTGGCATACTTTTATCTGAAAACGTTCGCGCGCTATCTTATCTTCATAACAATCCTTACAAAACCAATATGAAGTTTTACCTGTTGCAGATGTATACTGAATCATTTCATCTTTTCTAATATCTTGTCCACAACCATGACATTTTCGTGTTAACTGCATATTCCCACTCCTATACTTTTATTCTATATTAAGTATAGCATAATTTATAAAAAAAGTCAAACAAAAAGGAGCCTTTCGGCTCCAAATATAGGTAAGGATTTGCACCTCACATAGTGTCTTTCGTTTCCACCGTATACGAGTTTCAACCCAGTCTCACACCAGCTGTGTCTCGCGTCTACCTTTTCCGCCACTATATTTATATTACATCAACTGTTTTACTTCATCAATAAAGTATTCAACAAGTGAGGACTGTGAAGGAACCGCTTGACTTAATTTGAAGTCTTCGGAGCCGAATACTCTCTTAATAATATCCTTCATAATTGCTAAATGCTGATCTTTTTCTTCTTCACCGCCAATTTCCAAATACTTAATCCAAACTTCTTTAGCTTCAGCCATAACTTCCTGGAATGGGCGGTCTTTAATTTGAGCAATTACTGTATGGTCAGTAACTTCAGCGCCGTCTTTTTCAACTGCCATATCAATAGCATCACCAATTGCGTCTACCAGCTCTTGATATCCGAACTTAATCTTAGGCGCAAGATACTGATAACGACTACCAGCGAAAATTGTCGGAGTAGAACGAGTATATAGGAATCGTTCAGATGTACCATCCGGATTCATCTGCACCTGTAGATAGCCAATAATATCTACGATCGAATTGATAATTGTATAGCACTGATTTGGTAGATCGGGACATACAGCAGTAATCGCTTCACCATCTTCATTACGCATCTCTGTAGGCTTATCCTTACTATGCGCGATAAAGAGAATACCAAATCCGAGTAGTGTAATTTCACGCCAAAACTCGGAGAACTCCTGCTTTAGCATATTCCAGCCCTGTCCCCACGGAACATCGCGAATACTATCAACATTCTCCCGCTGACAAATATATTTTTCACATAGCTGCCATGCGATTGAAGCAGTATCTACTACGATAGTATCAAAGATTTCTTTCGCTTGCGGTTTCCGCAGCTGCGTTAAAACTTTCTTTGCATCCGTCCAGCGTAGAATTGGCTGACTCTTAATACCTGCTAGCGCATTTGTACCCTGTTCAAAGTTCATAAATAGCGCGCGAGGTAGCTGACTCCCAAATGTTGATTTACCGGTCTTTGGTTGACCATAAATAAGAAGGAATTTACCCTTCAAGTCTCTTGAAATCTTTGATGGTTCAAGAGAGAAAATATCAATATCTGCCATTTAACTCTGCCTCCTTTCATATGAATGTCCGAGGTTGGGCATGAGCCAATTCTCATGCCCGAATCCTCTATCACATCGTAAGTTTTCAATTGCCAGATTATACTTCTCACTCCAAGTCACTGGTTTGACTTACGATTACTCCCAATCATACTTCTTAGAGGAAGCTTCCGCAGAGTTTGCGCTACCGGCTCCCTGCTTAGGAGCAGTAGTACGAGCATTAATCTGCATCTGCTCGATTGCAGCCTTGCGCTCATTAAATGCTTTCTTAATTTCTACTGGGTCATAAGCAAAATCTTCTTCCTTGCACTCATCATCACCCGTAGTGATAATCAGTTCACGCACGAACCGAGTCGTGGTTTCCGGAACATCTTCGCCCCAGCCGCTAGACTGCACTTCTTCTTCCTGGGAAAGAACCCTAATACGTCCCTTTACGGTGACAGTACCATTGATTTCCCAGTTACGAGAAATATATTCAACAGTATCGGGTGCCTCGACGATAAACTCAACAACGTCGAGTTTTCCACCATACTGTACAATACCACCCTTAATAATCAGACGACCAGTAGTTTCGCCTTCACGATTCACTTCATCACGCATATCCATAATAAAGATATCCGTTACGAAAGATGCCACATCAGCAACCTTAGCTTCGTTGATGAAACTACCACGGAGCTGCCAGCCATTAATCAGCTGTCCATTCCGAGATACGAAGTTATTCTCCTGCAGAGAAGTACCGGTACAACGCACATGAGATGCATTATCAATACCAACATTCTGCGCAGTCTTCATCAGCTTAAGGTCATTGAGGCTCTTCCAAGCGGGGTTCGGCTTACCAGTAGAGGTGAACTCTGTTGCGAACATACCCTGCTGGATATCACTGGTTTCTTCTTTTCCACCGTAAGACTGAGTTACGCGAACGGTGATAGTCGCGCGCTGATAAGGACGTCCATCGGACAGTTTTCCTTCACCAAAAGTAACATCCATAAGTTTACCAGCGAGATTAATCTTGTTGTTTGCCTGAATCTGAATACTCTTCATTTTACATTTCTCCTTTGCTTCGTTTATTGTTGATAGTTAATTAAAAAGTTGCTTCTGCTTCTTTGGCTGCCTTTGCTGCGGCTTTCTCGGCGGCCTTGCGTTCCTTTTCAGCCTGCTTTGCAGCAGCCTTTTCCGCTTCTTCAGCTACCGGATCATAAGCTAGTCCTTCTTCGGTTAGAGTGTGATACTTTACAACCTTGGTCTTCGCCTTGCGGGTCTCGGTCGCGGGCTCCAATTCAATAGTTTCTTCACGAGTTACATGAGAATAACCCTTCTTTTCGAGAGGATTGATGCTGCCGATTACAGCAGATAGAGAGATACCAAGAGCATCAGCAATTTCCTGCTTACTAAATTCTTTACCATAATTTTCCTTCATAAAGTTTAGGACGCGTTCACTGTTAATTGTCATATTTTTCATTCTCCTTTTTGTTTCATTTTTAAGGTGGTTCTCACCTTTTCTATAATTATTATACAATAAATTTCAAAAATAGTCAAATATTTATTCTTCTGAAATTGTGAATTTTTCTTCGGCCATTTTTTGTACTTCTTCTTCAGAAGAAGCATTATCCAAAATATCCTGTAATTTTGGAATTAAATCTGTTTGGTATCCGGCCAATGCGGTTTTAAGAGCATTTATCTTAGTCTGTATCTGATTGGTGATAATAGTAGAAGCAATTAGAAATTTTGCTACGTCTGCTTTTGATATAACATATTCAGTTACATCAATTCTATTAACCAATTCTTGAAAATTGTCCCGCATAATGGTCGCATTTTCTAAACCCTTTTCATCGCCTTTTTCACGGTCATAATCCATTACTGTCTCGGCTGAGGCCGCGACAGATTGCGCTAATTCTTTAAATAGCGTCATATACTTCTTATCCATTTTTAACTCCTTTTACCGCTCGACCGGTAACTGTGTAAGATTTATCGCCAACCCATTTGGCCTCTTTAATGAAACCATCTTTTTCCAATTTGATGGCTTTAACGCCTTTGGTCATACGCCCAGTATAGCTAATTTCATTCAATGAATAACAGTTGTAGTAATCATTGTTACTGACAATCACTATTTTATCATCATCATCACTACTAAGAAGTACAGATACGATGCTATCATCACTATCCATCTTGTTAATTGCTACACCTTTTTTCGCGCGAGAAAGATACTCGTTTGTGCTACTCTTTTTAATAAATCCTTTGCGAGTTACGCTTGTAATAGATTTATAAGCATTAAAACTCATAGTGTCAATTAGTAGGCGCGGATGTTCTCCTCCAATTTCTGCTACTTCGTTTATCTTATATTCTTTTCCAAGCTTCAACTTACTCAAGGAAATATTATACATCTTACCGGCATCGGTAATTAATGTAAGAGTACCAAGATTTGTTGTATATATGACATTCTGCTTTTTGGCGCCTTTACTCTTCTCTTTGAGTTGTAAAGTTTTCATATCATATATTACAACAATATCTTGTTCTTGAATTTCTTCTGGTTCTTCCTCTTCGCCCAGTATATTAGTAACTTTAGTGCGTCTAGCGTCACCAAATTTTTCAGACACTATATTTAGTGCTTCAATAAGAGTTTTATCCAGGTCCTGGGGGCTTGATAATAAGTGTCTTTGGTCTGCGATAAACCTATTAAGTTCTTCTTTCTCTGTATTTAATTTAATCCCATCAATTCGGGTTAAGGCGGATAGTTTCATAGCAAGAATCGCTTCTACCTGCGGTTTATTGAAGCCGAATCTCTCAATCAATGCTTTAGCCGCCTCACTCGGACTATTGGATGCGCGAATGATGGCTACAACTTCATCAATATTTGCTACAGCAATCAATAGTCCTTCAACTACATTTAGACGCGCCTCTGCCTTATCGAGTTCAAACTGTATAATATTACGTTTACATTGACGAATATGGTCAATGTAGGCATCACAAGCTTGACGCCACCCAAATACCTTCGGGAATCTTCCCTTATCAAGAAGAACCATATTGATAGAAAACCAATATTCAAGCGAGGTATCATGATAAAGTTTAGCAATCATCTTTTGTGGGTTTATGCCCTTGCTCAAATAAATACGAATGTCTGCGGTCTTTTTAGTATGATCGATAACTTTATCAATACCATATTCTGGGTCAGTCTGTGTTAGTTCTGCCAATTGGTCAATTACTGTATTCGTAAAAACACTATAGGGAAGTTCAGTAGCTTGAATCATATTTTCTGCTGGATTATATTTGAGTGTTGCGCGCATCCGCACAGATTTTCCGCCACCATGCCTCAAACTTTCCTTAACTTCGTTGCTATTAGTAATAGTCCCACCAGTAGCAAAATCAGGCGCACAATAAATATCATCAAAAGATACATTTGGATCTTTAATAATTTTAATGAGCGCATCATTTACCTCTTTGAGGTTGAATTGTGGGACGGACGTCGCCATAGCAACAGCAATACCTGTGCAACCGTTAACGATATTCCAAAAACCGATAGAAGGGAAAACGGAAGGAATTTTTTCTGTATCATCATAGTTCCAATACCATTCGTTAATCGCATTTTTATTTAATCCAGCAAATAGATAATCGGAAAGTTCAGCTGCTCGCATTTCGACATAACGAGCCGCCGCATGAGAATTGGGAGAAGATGGATTTCCATAACTACCTTGAACTTCTTCAAGAGGATAATGAGCGGTCCAGGGCCGAGCCATACGAATAAAGGTATCATACATCGCAACATCACCGTGTACATAGCTCTGAGTCATTGCAGCCGCGACAGACTTCTGTGCCTTCTGGAACTTATCCTTATGAGTCAGTTTGTTGGTGTATTGTGCATATAGTCCTTGACGTAAGCCGATTTTCAAAAAATCTCTTACATCTGGCAGTGCTCTCTCCTGGGCCACGGACGCACCATACTTTAGAAAGGCTGTTTCAACGGTTTGTTGGAAATCTACGTTTTTAATCATCTTCTCATCTCCTTTCTTATATTATATAATAAATTTTATTATTTGTCAAATAAGTGTTGCAATTGTTGCCAACGATATTCTTTTTCAATATTTTGTAAATATAAAATATAATCTATTAAAGTCTGCGGAAGGGTAATTTCTATACATTCTTTATCTGGTATGGCAATAACTTTTTTCCCTTTATACATACCAATTAATTCTTCTTCCATATTGTCACCCATTTATAATACTAAAGTCAACATTCTCAAACAGAAAATATTTTTATTATCTGTCAACTATTATTCGCAAAAAATTCACGAATATTAAACCATTTATTTTCTATCAAATTACCGATTTCATCAATAGTTCCGCCCCATCCATTTGTCTTGCACCGAATATATTTACCCTTTAAGTCTTCCCAGCATTCTACACCGACTGTATCCATAATTTTCATCATAGCTACTAGTCCGCCACCAGATTCTGCTTTAAATTCCTTTGCACCTAAGTATCCATTACCGATACAATATCCACCATAACCACACCCCCAACCAGCACCTTCAAGCATTAAATAAAAAGTCAAGCAGCCGTGGTCAGCCATAGAAATACGTGTACCTGTAATTTTTGCATTCTCAATATCCATATTTACCTCAACTATTAATTATATTAAAGTCAACATTCTCAAACAGGAACTCTCTTCTATTATCAACATCCGGCCCCATCAGCATTTTAAGCGATTCGGCCGCGGCTTCTACATCTCCAATAGTAAGTACTTCCAAGTGTCTATCCGTTTTGCTCATCATAGATGCTTCCATGTCCTCACTGGTCATTTCGCCTAGTCCTTTGTTGCGTCCTTGCTCCCAATCAGGATACTTTTTACGCAGCTCTGCAAGCTCCGTATCATCATAAGCGAATACACGCTTATTTCCTTTGCTCAAGCGATATAGAGGCGCGCGCAACCAGCATAATCTACCTTCTTCAATGAACTTTGGCATAAGCACATAGAACATTGTAGCAATGAGGCACATAATGGCATAACCATCTACGTCAGCGTCTGTAGCAATCGCAACCTTGCCATAATTTAATTTCTTACTATTATACTTCTCTTGAATACCACATCCAAGCGCGAGAATAATATCACTCACTTCTTGATTTTCAAGACATTCATCAAGCGGATGCTTCATTAGGTTTTTAACCTTACCACGCACAGCGTAGAGTGCTTCTGTCTTTACATCGCGCGCGGGCATCAGACCACCCAATGCTGAATTACCTTCACTAATAATTAGCATTGACTCCTGCCCATGCTTTTCACAATCCTTAAACTTATCGGAGCTGCTAATTTTACGCTTTTTTTGTTCTTGCTCTTTCTTTTCCATATTCATAATGGCTTCACGAGCGCGAGTTGCAGCGGCTTCGGCTTTCTCAATTTTAGTAAGCATTTCAGCAATAGCATTGAACTCATTCGGATATTGAGTATTCATATCCTTTAGAGCATTAGAGAAAGCAGTTGAAGCGAGGGTACGAAGTGAAGCATTATTGACTTTGGATTTAGTCTGATTTGCAAATGAAGGATTCTCAACCTTACAATTAATAACATAGAACAAATTCTTACGAATATATTCTCCGTCAAAGGAAGCGTTCGCAAGATTGTTAAATGTTTTAGTGATAGCTGCACGAGCACCAGTAATCGGAGAGCCGCCCTCTGGACAGCGAAGACCATTTACAAATACATAAGCAGTTTCATGACGAACGCCCCACTGGAAAGCAATTTCAAGCGAATCAGTTCCGTCACTTGCAGATCCTGTGATAATATGTTTATGTAATGGTTTCTTTATTGTTTGTGAAACAAAGTCTACAATACCATTTTTCGCGCAATAGACATTTCTTTCAGTATCATTAGAAACTATAAATTCAATACCAGGATATAAATATGAAATATCTTGAATATCTTGACAGATGCGTGAATATTCATATCCTATTTCACCATTACAAAATACTTCAGGATCTGGACTAAAATCTATTCTAGTTCCACTAGGATTATTACATTTTTCTTCTATATATTCTTTTAAAATTCCTTTTTCAAATATCGCTGCGGCTCTCTTTCCATCACGGAAACTTTGTACTGTAAACCTTCTTGATGAAAGGCATACACAACTACCACCAATTCCATTAAGACCTGACGCATTCTTATAAGCATCGTGTGAGAACTTACCGCCAGTATGGGATTTAGTGAAGATAGATACAAGAACATTCTCACCATCTTCGCGCGTTCCAAAAGGAACACCACGGCCATAGTCGCGTACAGTAATTGTATTGGTCTGTTCGTTTAATGATATTTGAATTTTTTTACCATACCCAGCGAGCGCTTCATCAGTACTATTATTGATGATTTCCTTCAAAGCCTGATAAGTGCCTTCATTATCATCCGATCCAAGATACATCTGAATCCTAGTACGAACTCCCTCGCGGAAATCAAGGCTCTGAATAGAGTTAATATCATATGCTTTTTCGGGCATATCATCACATCCTTCTTTTTCTTTACATTAAATTATAACATAATTTTGATTATTAGTCAAAATCTTGAGTCTTTAAATTAATATATTTAAACTCATCCGAGTCTGTATATGGAAAGCATATGTAAACTTTCTTTTCTACTTTAATGAGCTGCTCATTCGCTTCAATGAATCCCATATGGTCGTCAATACAAATAGGCCAATTTTCCGGCACTTTCTGTAATTCATTAATTAATTCTTTTACAGTCATTTTCGTAATTCCTCCAATGCTTTCTCAATACACTCTCCAAGTAAATAGCATCTAATAGTAGCATCCATATGCTGCCCAGGATTACGTGAAGTCCAAGCAACTTCCCCAGTTGGGAAATCATCAAACTCGCGCGCGGCTTCAAAATATAGGTCAAAATTAGATGCTACATACTCTCGACATTGCTCTTCACGCGCGTATCCATAAGGACCATTGCCAGTTATGCTATCTTCTGCAAATACTTCATCATAGATCCAATTAGAAATATCATCATCATATAGAGCGGCTCTATCATCCTCCATAAGATCGGTCTGATTTACTATCCAATCGACTATTTCATCTGTAATTACTTTTCTATAGTCATACTTTTCCATATTAATTCTCCGTTCTAATACTATAACCTTTTAAGTTCAGGCTATAATCTTCTTCAAAATAGTGTTTAATCACATCATCCATACGATGTATATAGAGAGGAACATCTGGTCCATAATAAGTATTAACTATATCATCCCAATCAACTACTTGTACAGTAATACCATAAGCATTTGCTTTAGCTTGAAGTTCGGCTTTGTTTTCAGCCAATACTAGTGCTTTATCTTGCGCGGCAGAACGAAGCAATTCTTCTGTCTTACCAGTACCCATTGGACGAGCAATTACTTTCATTGTAGTACATCTCCTATTAATAGAATTTATTATTGTTTTTTTGTATACGCATTTCTGCAAGTACTCCTTGTACTATACGTTCATCTCTATTATAAGCAGAAAGTACATTATCAGCCATATGGTGAGCCATATCTCGTATAATTACTTCTTCTCCTACGCGTCTAGCTTCATTAACCATCTCACGTGCTTTCTTTTCAAGTGCTTCTTCATTAATTGGCTCTTTTAGAATAGCTTTGATTTTTTCATAAAGTCTATCTAAAATTTGATCTTTAATATATTTTTCAATTTCAGGTTCAGTTCTAGAATTATATGACCATTCTGATTTATTCATATTATTCCAGACTTGCTGTGCTTTCTGTTTCAGTTCTTCCTCATCAATAGTTGCGGCAAAAAGTTTAGCCATTTCTTGACCAAATACTTTATTCATTTCAGCATTGATTTCCATTTTAAAGTACTCCTTTTTCTTTTATTATATCATAATTTTATTTAACTGTCAAATTACAAATTGAATTATCATGTACATTAGTAACCGCCCGCAAATTTAATCCCATTTCTAAAGAATAGTTGTTTACAAAAGCAAGGGGAGCAGCACTCCAGCCACCATATACGCTGATTGGTTCATTTGTCATTTCTATTGTTTGAAGCTCTGGTACTGCTAACATACTTAAAACTATTTCCTTACCTTCCATATTTTTAAAGTTATTTGGTAATTTAAAAATGAAATTAGCGGCTTCACCAGATGCCAAATCAATATCGGTCATATTGATATTTTTCGTACCGCAGAAAGTACATTTTGGAGAAAAAATATCCAATGCGGCGCCACAGTTTTTACAATTCGTCTTACTCATCCCATTTTACCTCTAAATTTCTTTTATAATCATAGCAGATATGATTATCCGCGGCAGTATCTAATCGTGAAATAGCATCCTGATAACATATTTCTTTTTCTTTAAATTCTTCAATAGAATAACCATCAGCTTTCCACTCTTCCCAGGCCTCTGTCAAATCTTCTTCCCATTCATATGAAATTTTAATTTTTACTTTCATTTATTTCTCCTGTGCGGCGGGATGCCCGTTAGGGCATCCATGCGCCGCTTATTTTGTTTTTATTTTATTTTATTTGTTATGTGTACGTTCAACGGACACATCAGCGTATGTTCACCGGTCACTTCCGCTTCGCTGAACGGTTGTACATCCTTTCAACGGACACCATAAAATGATTAAAAATAAGTGACCGTTGAGCGGTTGTGTCCGCTGACCGGTCATTATTCCATTATCTTTCTATAGTTAATTCTTAACTCTTTATATGGTATATGTGTTAGGAAGCCCAACTCGCATAGCTTATCGCGCGCTTCTCGGTAACGCGAAGAACTACTAAAACCACAGGCTTTACATATAGTTTCTTCAGCTGGTCTAAAATCATCACTATTCTGTTTCTGCATTATTAGATAGTAGAGGAGAGTTCGCCAGTTACCATTTTTGCCAGGTATCTTCTCGTTTATCTTTTGAAACATTTTAGGAGTGATATAGCCATATACGCCCTCGTCAAACGTACTTTTGTCGACATCACTTGTCAACGCAAGTGCTTTTAAGTTGGCCATATTTACCTCATTTAATAGTCAAATTCAAAATAGTAGTGCCATCCGTTTTCCTCATCTTCATCAAAATTGTAAAGAATTTTACAGAGTGCAGGTACAGTATCAAAGCCGCCACAATAATCCGGAGTATGTGTAGCGATTTCAATCATCTTTTCAATATCATCTTTTTTAAGTTGAATGAATTCGCCGCAATCATCATTGATACTATCAATAAAGGGAAGCTGTTCTACAAGATCCCAATATTTGCGCGCGTACCATACTTCTTCTACCTTATTATACCAGTTGTCATCTTCAAATACTTTTTTGGTTTTTGCTTTGAATATATACGCGTCCATTCCCATAGTAAATTTTCTCCTTTCTATTTCTATATATATTATATCTAAAATTTTATAAAAAGTCAAATAAGAGGAGTCCTTATTTGGACTCCCCATATTATTCTTTCCAAGGTGTTTCAGTTAAATCAATATTTTCCATTTCAGTAGGCTTCTTTTCTTTAAGAATAAGATTTAACACAATACCTACAATCATCGCAAGAGCGGTGGTACCAATACTGACAACTCCAAAGTTACAAACTGCGCCGGAAACACCTAATGTTAAAACAGCGGCAATAATAGTAACATTTTTATTATTATTTAGGTCAATATTATTGTCCTTAATAGTACGAATACCGGATAGTGTAATATAGCCATAGAGAATAGCTGCGCAGCCGCCAAAAATAGCACTTGGAATACTTACTAGGAAAGCCTGTAAAGGCCCAATAAACGCGGCAATACCCATAATGATTGCAGCTAATGTGATTACATATTTAGAACAAATCTTACTAAAACCAGTGGTTCCAACGCTCTCGCCATAGCTTGTGTTAGGCATTGCGCCAATAAGAGTACCAAGAGCAGTAGCTGCACCATCACCCATTAGAGTATGTCCGAGGCCAGGTTTCTGTGTTAAATCAGTTCCAATTACAGCACTTAGTGCCTTATGGTCTGACGTGTGTTCGCAAATCGTAACAAGACTTAGTGGTAGGAATAGTAGGAGAATTTGCGGTAGATAGCCCCAATCCCAAGAACCAAAATGTAGGAAAGCGAAATCTGGTAGCTGGAATAGTTTCACTCCATTAAATACACTAAAGTCAATAATTGGAACTCCGCATATTGTTAGTATAGCGGCAAAAGCATATACAATTAAAATAGCCACAAGGAATGGTAGATTCTTAATGAATCCCTTTCCATAGTGAGAAATAAGAGCCGTAATGATAAGTGTTAGCATACCTAGACCAAACCCAATTAAACTATATTGGCCGTTAATCTGGAAGTATGTAGGAATAAATGTCGCTAAATTTAAGCCTATCACAGCAACAATTGGGCCAATTACAACAGGCGGTAAAAGCTTATTTATCCAAGCAGTGCCAAATGTATTGATGGCAAATCCAACGGCGAGATATACAATACATACAACACCGCCGCCGATAAATACTGCAAGATAATTAGGTGCAGTTCCCAGCGCTAGCGCACCAGTTACAGCAGCGACAAATGCGCCACTTGAACTAATAAACATCGGACTTTGACCGCGAGTAACTAATTGATAACATAGAGTACCCAAACAAGCTCCTAACATAGCTGGAGCAATTGGAACGCCACAAATTTGTGGAATTAGGATAGTAGCAACGAAACAGGCAATAACTTGCTGCATCGCCGCGACGAATAATCTTTTCGCAGGTAGTCTATCATTGATGTTATATAGCATATAAATTACTCCTTATAATTTGTTTTTCCAGTATGAATAGTATTTGTAGAATATGTATTCCAAGCGGTTGTAGTAGAATTTGGATCTGAATTAGCCTACGTTCCATTTACATTTATATAGGTATCTCCTGCTCTATAATCACTACCGCCAGCTTGATATATAGTAGAATCTGGATGAACTTTAAAAGTATCTGAATCAAGAACAGTTTTTGCTCCCTAACAAGTAACTTCTTTCCACCAAGTTGGTTTATATGTCCAGCCCTCTGCTGTTGTTATAGTCCAATTACTTCCAGAACAATCACATTGCCTTACCCAAGGAGCATTAATGCGGCCGCAACGAGGACATTCCCAACCCTACTCTGCTTTAGACTGATTATATGGGCAGTGCCAAGTTGTACTAGTACTTGTGCCAGTGGTTGAATCACCCATCTAAACTTTATCATTTAATGTCATATTATTACCTCCAATCGGATGTAAAATCATCAGTTTTTTCTGTCTTATATTCTTTTTGTAGAAGCGGAAGGATTTCATCGAAAGAATTATGAAGCATATGATCTTCCGTAGCGTACAAAATCATTCCATATAACATTTGATTAATGCTGAAACTTCGGCGCCAATCTTTCTCATTTAGATGATTGGTACGAATATCAAAATAGTGAGCATAATTCTTTTTATAGGCAAGACGTTGAACTTCATCACGAACTTTTTGAGCCATTTCATCTCTTAATTCCAAACGTCTTTCGGGAGTAGTATGGCTATATTCATCAAAATGCGCATCCATAAATTCCTGTTCTATATCCATTAGCTTATCTGCCATATATTTCCATCCATATAGAACTCCCATTTCGCACATAGTGCCAATGGCGCTCTGTTCTGGACACAGGACAGTATAATCACTATTCCATAACCGCTCAATATCTGCTTCACAAATTTTTTCCGCGAGATGATTATTTTCTTCTTCAGTCATATTGGACTTGTCATTAATTGACTTATTCTGTACAGGACTGTATACTTTGCCCGGAATGCCCGCGGCCTTAAACTTATCATATTCTTCTTGGCGTGCGAGATTTGAGCCATATGTCATAATATCGCCGCCCAAGTATCCAAGAGGCTCTTTATTCATCTTTATTCTCCTTATGCGTCAAATCCCATAGAATATCATACATTTCTAACTTAAAACCTTCTGGTTGCTGTTCAAGTGGCAGCATCCACCATGCAAGTCCTGCATCTGGATGACGATTAAAATACTCATCAATCATATCATCATAAATTGTACGTTGTTCAGACATATAAATTCCTCCTATAACTGTTTTTCTTTATTATATCACAGAATTTTAAAAAAGTCAAATAAAATAGGCTCACATGGTAGTGCCACCGGACTAAATTAGTCCGGTTAGATAATTATTATTCTTCTTCATTTTCTCCAACATTTAGAAGATCATTTAAAGCATCTGAAAATAATGTTTTGCGTTTTTCTGGGACTGGTTCTTTTTTAAAATAAGTATTGTAGATATAACTTTTTACAACCATAAAAATTTTTGATGAAGTGTCACGTGGATTGGCTTCAACGTATGCTTTCAATTTTAGTTTATCTTCTCGTGGAAGTTTAGTAATAAAATCTTCAATAAAATCACGAGTTAGATCATTAAATCTCATTTCTTCCATAGTATCCTCCTATTACATTCAGCATATTATTACATTCTTGAAAAAAGTTTTTATGACAAATTTTATAAATTATTATTTTATCATCGGCCCACTTATCTTTAAAATATTTTAAAGATTTATTATTTTCTGTATATCCTAAATAATAATATAATAATATATTATATTTTTTTTCAATATATTGTAAAATATGTAGGATACATATTAAATCTATATTATTATATTTAGGATTTCTAGTGAGTCCATAAGCATAACAACAAGTAAAATGGTCACTATGTTTTGTTGTTAATGAAAAATATATATTATTCTCATTCAACTGTCCAATGAATATTCTTAAATCACTTGGAGGAGATTTAAGTATATTTATTATATGTTTTTTTGTAGATTTTACAGGATTAGGGTGTAAGGATTCCCATTGATTATAAATATTTAATATAATATCTATTACATTATTATTAATTTCATTTGGTAAAATTTCTATTATTTTTAAATTAGAATATCTATTATAATAATATCTGTTTGATTTACTTTTTATTATTTTTGTATATAAATTTTTATAAGTAAAATAATAATTTTCATAGCCAATTATTTTATATTCTGACAAAGGATAATGAATTTCATTTATATTTACAGTTATAGATAATTCTTTTTTTGCAATATTATATAAATGAATTAAGATTAATGCTTCATGTAGTTTATTTCCAGATTCTGAAATAGGTAAGGTAGTTAATCTATAACTTTTAGTATTGAAAATTTGAGTATATTTAAATATATATGATACAATATCATTATCTGGAAATTTAATAGCTACATACTTAATTTTATATTGTTTTAAAAATAAACTTTCTTCAAAATAAATTTTAGGAGAATGCTATTTTAAACCATGAAGCTAAGTATTCTCAGTCATTATTTCTCCGATATTTTTTAAATCATCAATATTTGTATATAAAATAAATTCAGAATAATCAATCATATTTTATTTTCCTCCATCGGTATATTAGAGAATAGAAAAGCTTTGTAAATATCATTTATATTATTTGTATATGGCATATTAGGTAATTCAGTTTTGTATTTCTTTTTTAAAACATCTAAGCAATGTTTATAATAGTTTATATTTTTTTCTATAATCTAATTATCTGCTAAAAAAATATATTCAACGCAACATTTCCAACAGCTACCACATCTATGATTGAATAATTTAATATTATATTTATTTTCATTAATTTGATGTAAGTTATTTAAAAAACGATAAGGGGATAAACAGCTTTGAACTAAATTTAATAATTTTAAGTCTTTTGAAATTATTTTTAATGTTTCTATATAATTATTAAAAATAATATTAATTTTTAATCCTTTACAATTTATTAAACTTTCTTGAAAACTATTCCACATTTCTACACTATCAGACCAGTTTCTATCAAATAAACTGCGTGAAATTGTATCATTATTAAAGTCTCCAAAACCTATTTCATAATCAAATAATTGATGTTGTATTAAATAATTAATAATACAACAGCATATTAACTAATTTTTAAATGGATGTTCTAAATAAGAATTTGATCCATTTAATTTTATAGTATCTTCTATTAATGGCAAATTTAGGTACTCAGCGACTTCTTTAGCAACTTGTTGTTCATTTGGGTATGCTCTATTAATTCCATGTAAATGATATAAAATCACCTAATAATTTAATTCTTTATAATGCATTGCAAGCGCGGTACTATCTTTTCCTCCACTAAAAGCAATAATAATTTTTTTGTTAAATGAAGTAAAATTATATATTGGTTTTATATTATTTGAATTAAATTGATATTCATATGAATCTTGTAGTCCAATTTCTAAAGTATTAAATAATGGTTTAAAAGAATCGGGAAATGTATATAAAGATAAGTTGAGATGAATATTTTCTATATCGCTATATAGCTAATATAAATTAAAATAATTCTATATAAATGGTGATATTGGTTGAGAATAGGTAATCGTTTGCATAAAGTCCTCCTTAATTATTTTCTATCTACAAGAAAAGATGAAAGTTATTTTCTTCCATTTCTTCCCATGTATTAATAATTTCACACAATTTTACTATTGTTTTAAAACTATTATTATAATCACGATGATAAGACATATAGGTTAATAAATCTATAATATTCTATTTATTTACTTCAATATATTTTCCAAGCTAATAAGAAGATAAGAACTAAATGTTTGAAAGAATCTAATTAGATACCGTTGCGAAATATCGTTCTCCTAAGAAAATATTGTCAGAATTATATATATTTATATCAGTTAACTATTTTTTACTTTTAACTCCAATTAAATATATATCTAATACATCTGCAACTGCAACTTCGATTGAATCATTATTTGTTTTTACAGATTGTTCTTCTGTGTCATCTTCAATAGGATCACATGCCACTGGTTGTGTTTCAATTGTTGGCACTGAAATATTTATATTTGATTCTTTTTTCTTAAATATAAAGATATTCTCAGCATTATTTATTAAGCCTGATGAAGTAATTCTTTGATTATTTGTTAATAGCTCAATATTAACTAATTGAAATCCACATTCATCTGCAAGTTCTTTTGTATCATCTGCTAATTTATAAGTTTTTCCATTTTTTATATTAAAAGCCAATATACCATCATTTATTAAATATTTATAAATATTATTTAATGTTGGCTTTAAGTAATTAGCTTTCCACGCCTCATAAGAAGTATTTTTATTATAGCTTTGTTTTCCAATTACATAATCTTCTAAATCAAAATATGGTGGTGAACTAAAAGCTAACCCCATTTTATTTTCCCATTCTGGTATAAAACATTCACTGCCTTGTGTTCTTATATCAATTATTGTACTTAATCCAATATTATCTTTATAATCATTACTTAATTGTTCTAATCTTTCAGTTAAAAGATAATTTGGATCTGTACCATAATAGTTAACTCCTAGGCTCATAGCACATATTAATCGTACTCCCCAACCACAGCTAAAATCATACCAATTATTATTGATATTATATTTTTTAACAATATCTTTAGCAATTTTCATTGGAAAATTAGGAGGAAGACTGGCGATGTTATGGCCACCAAGACGAATTGCTGTATCTATATTTGTAGATAACTTATTACTATCAAAAACCCTTGTATTGGTCATTGTTTTGGCTTTAAATATTCCTAATAAATCATTTGATTCAAATACTTCTTCAACAGTCCACTTTGCATTTTTTAACTACACTTTAGACATAATATCTCTAAAATAATAACGAGTAACTTTATCAACCATTACTCCATTTTTAGAGAGTGTCTCTAACTATTTGACTACCTAAGAAAATTCTGGTTTAGCAAAAAATTCTTTTTTTAACTATAATCGCTCTTCATCAGATACTTCAACCCATGTTAAAGTTTCAATAGACTTCCCATTATACTCTACAATAATGATAATCATCCCCTTAGTTATAATTAGTGATTAACACTTCTATAGTGGGTTCATTTATACGGGAAGCTTTAGTAGTTAATTTAGAATAATCTGCTTTTATATTATAAATATTATAATTATTAGAGATAGCCCAATTTTCAGTAATTTCATTAACTTTATCTTTATGTTTAATAAAATTAGACATTCCCCATTTTAATCCCAATGAAGTAGCAGTATCTAAGAATGTATGAATAGCCTTTTCATCTAAATGATTCCAAGACAATTTAGCAGTTCTTCCTGCATTATAATCTGCGTTAGCAATTAGATATGGTGGATCAACATATATAAAATCATCTTTATTGCAATTATTTAAATCAAATATACGAAAATCATTAGAAGTAAACTAAACTGTCTATATTCTCGGGCAAAAAGCAATTGTATTATTACGCATATTATCATTATAACTACTTCTATTTTTCCCAAAAGCCGCATTAAATTCCATTTTATTATTAAAACGAATAATTTGGTTATAACTAAAGCGTGTTATAGTAAATAAATCTAATGGAGTATCATAACCAGAGTTTATCGTATTATATAGTGTTCTATATTTTAGATATCCATCTGCATTAGTTTTATTTAGATTAAATTCTTCAATACGATGATCTATATAATTCATAATTTCTTGCAAAGGATACTGCTGGAAACTTTGCAAAATTTCTATGACTGGCTTATTAATGTCATTTGCAATTCTTTTTTTAGAACAAACATTTGCTACTACGTCTCCTCCACCTGTAAATAAATCAATAAAAGTATTTATATTTTTAGGGAAAATCTATAATAACTATGGTAAGGCTCTATATTTATTTCCTATATAATTTAATGGAGATTTAACTAAAGATTGCATTTACATCCCTCCTATTCTTAATATATTATATCATAAAAATTATAAAAAGTCAAATAAAAAAGTGGGACAATTCAATAGAATTGTCCCTACGGTAACGGTCCGAGGCATTGCCTCTATATCAATCTAATGCATCAGCACATGCAGCCACTGCGCTACGTTCTGACTTAATAAGTTTTACCATTCCAAATAAAGGATTGCCAGCAAGTCCATCAATTAGTTTTGGAATACCAGACATTTTAGCATCCTTGTAATCGCACTGCTTAACGTCCGCGCAGAAGATAATTTGACTGCCCTCTGCCACACGTCCGAGTAGTAGCTAAATATTTGTAGTTAAAAGATTCTCTGCCTCATCGACTAGAATTAAGCAATTCTTTAAGTCGCGGCCACGTAAAGTTGATAAATGAGCGGGTTCAATCTTGCCTTCATTTAAGTATTGTTCAAATAGTTGCGGGCCAAGGTGGTCTTCTATCTATCGCAACCACGGATACTGTTTATCAATTTCATCGCCTGGAAGAATGCCTAATTTACCTGCACCCTTTACATCAAGATTATTCTTAACGAATACAATCTTATCAAATTTACCCATCTACAGTTGATGAGTTCCCCAAGTTTCAGCAAACATTGACTTACCAGTTCCAAAACGTCCTATACATAGTTTAATTGGAATACTGTCATTTTGTAATAAGTCTAGATACATTTTTTGTTCAATATTACGAGGGGATATATGTTCGCCTGTAGGGGCGGTAAAATCTTTGTACTTTAGCTTACGATATTCGTGTCCATTCCAGAATAATACATCTTTTAACTCTTTTCCTTCATATACTTCAGCAAATTCATTTACTTTACATTTCAATGTATTGATTTTAGGATCCTAATATAATAATGTCATTTCAGCTTCATTAGGATAGTATTTACCCCATCCGGCCCATTCTTCACGACTTAGCGTTTCTTCGTTGCCCATTGGATATGTAGCCGATAAATGCGGCATTTGTTGAGCAAATAAATATTGAAGAGCATCACTAGTTAGAAATACTATATCTTCTCCCTAATCTATTGCATATAGTTCGGCCGCACAAAGAATCCTATGATCTGGAATATTGCTTAAAAACTTATATTTTTTAAGCATCTTATCAATACGTTTGTTATCTGTAAGAATTACATCAAATTTTGGATTAGTTAAAAGGGCGCGAACTGCTTCGCGCGCCTTGTATTTAGTAGTTTCATTTTCATTACTATTTTTAATATGTTCTAATTCTGCTACTGTTAATGTACTAATTGCTATACCAATATCTGTATCGAGTAATGGCTAATGTAACAATGCTGATGTATCAGCCCAATGTTTAATCTTCATTCTTCATCAACTCCGATGATTTTGTCTATTAGGTTCTTTTCCTTCATTTCATTAGCAAAGAGGAACCATTGTTTTCTTGCGTGAGTGTCATATTCTTCAGCGGTCAGATTCGTATTATCTAAAAAGAACTGGCGAATCATTTTGTCAATTTCATTATTAAAACTCATAATGTCATTGGCTGTTTTTGCTTCCGCCGCCGCAAGAGCGACATAACCATCATGAATTAGAACATAGGAACAAGGATAACAATAACGTATTACATTTTCATTTTTTCCACCGGCCGCGAGCAATACTGTTGCCATAGAACAAGCATATCCTAAAACAATAATATTTAGCGGCTTAGAATACTGCGATAAATAATGCGCGAGGAAGAATCCATCAGATACGGAACCACCGCTACTATTTAGTATAAGAGTAACCGGTTCAGTAGAATCATCTTCCTCGAATGATTTTAATGGTAAATATACACATTCGACAATTCGTTCTGAAATGTCATCATTTAATATAATAGTCCTATGATTGAAAAGCTAATCATAATACTGATACATAGTTGGGCTAAGTTCAGCAGCGTTTAGTTTCTCATAGATACCAGAAAGTAGTTCTTCTAAATCCATAAGAACCTCCTTCGCGCTTATGCGCTTAATCAAATATTTTCGCTAAAGTACAATCCTCTTTGGTGAGGTCATTTTCTCTAATTCGCTTCAAAAGCGGATGGCGAATAGAGATACCATTTCCTTCTGAATCTGCTTTAGCTGATGAAACCATCATGCCTCCAATAGTAACAGGACATCCTATCCATCTATTGGGGTCATCGCGCAAAGACGTCTTAAATTCTTCCGTCAAGCCTGAGACCTTACACAATGGTACTTCATTTCCATTTCTATCTAAAACGCTAACCTGGATTGCGGCGGGCCAATTATTAAAATAGTTTTTAGTTACTGGAATATACGCTCCACCAGTACGATATTCTCCAAAGTATGACCCTACAACTTTTTCTCCAGTGCGATGATTTTCCCATAATTGCCAAGTTCCGAGGTCCTTACCAGTGTATAGTTTTTCTCCGGCAACTATACCACTGATAAAGGCATCAATTTCAGAACTAATTTCCTGCTTTACTTTTACAGTATCCCAGGCATGAGGACCACGTTTCCCTGGCACATACACAGAATCCTTTTTGTAGCAAACCGCTCCTTCTCCACCTGATGCGAAGATTTCGCCCATTCGATCAAAGAATGTATCATCCATCTCATAATACGTCACCCCCTCGACTAATGAGGAGTTGATGCGCTGTACTACGATTGGGATTAATTTTATACGCTCTTCAAATCCTGTGTCCATATAATCTTTTCCGTCCAGAGCAAGGACATCAAAGATACGCCATTTCAATTTATTATCTTTCTGTCTTGCCAATGCCTTCGGCGTTAGGCACCGCAATATTGAACCCACATCTTTATCAATTGCGCCGGGAAGATATACTTCTCCAAGTATAACAGTGGTTTTATCAAATGCCTTACAAATATCTTCCCAAAAGAATACCTTATCTTGGATTTCTCCGTATGTTTTGGTTACAGTAGAAATTCCACGAGTCTGTAGAGCCTGTCTTTCTGGAGTAATGACAGCACGCGACCAATTACCGTCTGTCTTTAAACCAAACAGATAACTTCCGCTATCAATCATTTGTTCAAGTTTAGCACGCCTAGTCTCGGCGCTCATAGTGGAAGGCGGAGCGAAATAACGCATTGGTTCCATAGTAAAATAATTCATTTATTTTCTCCTTTAATTATAATAAAATGTAATTGAGATTTTGGTTCTGCTATACCTAATTTAGCATATTTACTAATCATTTTTCTAGACACATTTAATTCTTTTTCTGCTTGTGAAAAAGAAGGATAATAAGTATCCATTTCTACGCAATATACTTCAGTAGATTTATAACTTCTTTCGGCTTGTCCGTATTTATAATTAAGAATTAGCTGTTCTATTGGTGTATTATCATCTATATATTTCCATAAATACTTTTTATATGAATGTAATCTTCCATGATTTAAAACTAAAAGAATATTACTTAATTCATCATTATAGGTTTCTACTATTTTCGCGGCGGAATCCCATTGTTTAATAAACTTACCTGATAAATCATATTGTAAAACTGGAGTAGAATTACTTTTTGTTCGCGGACCGCTATCGCCGCCAAGAGTCATATTATAGCCATGATTATTATCTAAATAATAGGTTTTATAATAATCAATCCAGTATTTTTCTCGTTCATTTAATTGTTCTATTGGCAAATTATCTTCTAAAATAGTGACTGAAAAACTATTATCACCATATTTACGTATAGCTTTATTTAGAATTGTACTATATTCTTCACTATTTTCATTATGAGCATTTTTACAGTGATCTCGCCATCTATGCTCCTCGGTTTGAATAGTTTGTCCTATATATTTACCACCACTAGGACTAATTCTCATATAAATTAAACCCATAATATCACTCCTTTAAAACTTCTATCTCCTTAATAAAATCTTGAATCATTTGATTCAAATCTTTTTCAAGGCGAGAAGAAATATTAGTTTCATTACGGAGCCAGCGGCCTAAAGTAGTTTGATTACATCCAACCCGTTTAGCTAAGTCTACTACTTTAATACCGCGTTCGACTAGATATTCTATTTTTTCTTTAGTTGTCATCTTCTCTCACCTCTCAGAAGAATAGTACGTTTAGTAAGAGTGATATATAATAAATTATTTTTTTGAGTAAAAAATATTTTTTTTAAATCAAATATATCCTAAATCTTTTAAGATTGTAATTGCGCTTTCTTTAAGTAAATCTAGTCCTTCATCATTATGTACTACATAGTCAAAAGCAAAACAATCAAGAGAAGTCTCACTTGGATGATTGCGCTGGTTGTCAGTAAGCGCGGGATTGACCCAAGG